GACAGACATCGCAATACTCGAAAGTTACGGATTCCGTTCAATGGCTCTCAAAAGCAATCCCTTTATCAAAGATAGAGTTGCAACCGTCAATGCGTTATTACAGAACGGCAAAGGGGAAAGACGTTTGGCGATTCATGCCCACTGTTCACGTTTGATTGAGTGTCTTGAGTTGCAAAGCTACGATGAAAAAACAGGAGATCCAGATAAGCAAAATAATTTTGATCACCACGTTGATGCTTTAGGATATCTCTGTTACAGAGAATTTAATTTGTTGTATGGTAGGGCAGGCAAACCAACAGGAATTAGAATATATTAAAAGCAATGGTACTATGAGGAAAAACTGTGTATAGTTCTTTAAATATTTACGACCAGCAATTAGCAATAAAGCCTAATACCGTAGAATCACCAAATGCGGCATATCAACGCATGGCTGTGTTTTGGCCTTTGATAGAGGATTTAAAAGAAGGATCATACAAGATTAAAAGCAAGCATAGAAAATATCTATTTCCAGAACCTAGAGAAAGCACAGAAAGCTATGATTCAAGACTAAATAGAAGCACTGTTGTTCCTTTTATGCAGAGGATAGAAAAAATGCTTGCAGGGATGCTAGTAAGAAAACCGATAAGACTTGATAATGTTTCCGATTTAGTCAGGGAGCAGCTTTTTGACGTAGACCTTGAGCAAAACGATCTGAATGTGTGGTTGTATCAAACAGCAAGAACAGTAATATCATTCGGGCATTGTGGTGTTTTAGTAGATGCACCAAAGGAAGGAGAAAAAGCAAGACCATACTGGGTGACATATAAGCCATCAGATATTTTAGGCTGGAGGACTGAAGTTATAGAAGGGGCAAGAGAACTTACACAGGTGCGATTATTAGAGAATGTTGTTGAGCCAGATGGAAAGTATGGTGAAAAAACTATAACTCAGATTAGAGTTCTGGAGCGTGGTAGATATGAAATTCACAGAAGGGACGAAAAGAAAAGCGAATATAAATTATTTGAAGAGGGTGAAATGAGCCTTAAAGATAAGATTCCATTTGCATTAGCATATTCCAATAGAACAGGTTTTTTTGAGTCACGCAGCCCCTTGTATGACATAGCAGAGTTAAATCTTAAGCATTATCAGATTCAATCAGATTTGGATAATATTCTGCATATCAGTGCTGTTCCAAATTTAGTTGTTTTTGGCTTTCCTAATAGTGATGAGATAACAACAGGCCCAAATGAAGCATTATCATTACCGCCAGAATCCAGAATGGAATATGTTTCACCCGCAGCAGATAGTTATAATGCTCAATTTAAAAGATTGGAGGATATTGAAAAGCAGATTAATACATTGTCACTTGCTGCTGTTCTTGGACAAAAACTTGTTGGAGAAACCGCTGAGGCTAAAAGAATAGACCGTTCACAGAATGATAGTACTATGATGGTTGTTGCTCAACAGATGCAAGACCTGATTGATAACTGTCTCAAGTTTCATAGCGAATATCTTAATGAACCTAACGCTGGAAGTAGTTTTGTTAATAGAGATTTTGTTACAGCAAGATTAGAACCGCAAGAAATACAAGCATATCTACAGTTATTTACCACTGGCACTATTACACAGGAAACCTTGCTGAACCAACTATCAGCGGGTGAGGTACTTCCAGATGACTTTGATGTAGAGGATGAAATAGAAACAACACAGAATGGAGGGCTGACGGAAAGAGAAGCACCAATAGAACCAGCTACAGATGATGATGACGAAGATACAGAAGAGGCGGCTTGATGAATGAGTACACCAGAAGCATTTTTTCGAGAGACTATTGATTTAAACAGATATAGTAATGCTGTTGCAAAGGATTTTCAGAAGGCATACAATGACGTAATTTTAACGGCTGCAAAGAAACTTAAGCAGATAAATATAAGACAAGCCGAAGCTGGGGCAGGGGTTGTAATCGCACCACAGACAAGGAAAAGATTAAGGGCAATAATTCAACAGTCAAAGATTAGTTTGGATACTTGGTCAAGGACTACAACAAAACAGATGATAAAAGAGATTGAAGGATTGGCAGAAGTACAGGCTGGATTTATAGAAAATGAGTTAAAAAAAGTTGTTAAGTCTGGTAATGTGCCAATAAATTCTGTTGCTGTTAGTAGAAAGTATGCAGAATCTTTTATTAAAACAGATCCAACACAAACAAATATTTTTACCAGTAAGGAGTTTACAGAAGATGATTTTAAAAAGTTTGGTTCTGGAAAGTTTGAACTTACTGCAAGACAAGGGGCAATGCAGACTTTACCTAATGGGCAAACAGTAGAGAAAGCTTTTAGAGGGATCGCAGAAAGGCAGAAAGATGCTTTAGCAAGACATATTAGGCAAGGGGTTTTTAGTGGAGAATCAACAGCAGAAATCGCAAGACGAATGGTTGGCAGACTTGAGTTTGGACAGAAAGGAAGTGTAAGACAGATTGCAGCCGCAGGGGGTGAACTTACAAAACTTGCAAACTATCAAGTTCAAACAATAGTCAGAACATCTGTTAATCAAGTACAGAATCAGGCATCACAGGCGGTATATGCGGCAAATAGCAAAGTTGCCCCTAAATATGAATATGTTGCAACGCTTGACAGTAGGACAAGTCCTATTTGTAGAAGGCTTGATGGACAGAAGTTTGCATATAACAAAGGCCCAACACCACCACAGCATTTCAACTGCCGATCTACTACTGTTCCTGTTGTTGATTTTGATGGATTGCAAAAGAAATATCCAAGATTGGAAAAGCCACCAATAGGCAAAGTTGTTTCCAGACCATCAGCAACAGGCAGAGTGCCGCAGGGAACAGCTTATGGTGATTGGTTATTAGAACAAGATAAAAAGTTGCAAGTTAAAACTTTAGGATCTGAACAAAAAGTAAGATTTTTTAAAAGAATTGCAAAAAAAGAAGGATCTGGACAGGCAGCAATAAAAAAACTTATTAGAAATGATGGTAGCGAAAGAACCTTAGATGATTTAAAAAGATTATATACATAAAAAATCATGCCACTTAAAAAAGGTAAATCTCAAAAAACTATCTCTGGCAACATACGTTTGCTGATGAAGGAGGGCAAAACATTAAAACAAGCACAAGCCATAGCTTTATCAAGTGCTAAAAAACGTAAAAGGAAGTAAATACAATTGGTGCATAGAATACTGCAATAGGTTTTGTTGCGAGAAACCAAAATACCGCAGTAGGAAATACGATAGGTACATAAAACACTGCAATAGGATATACAACGAGAACACATAATACAGCTATAGGTTTAACATCAGGTACACATAATACTGCTGTTGGTTTAACTTATATAAAGATAGTTATTGCAATGGTTTTTAGTCTTACAAGTGGTAATTATAATACTGCAATAGGAAATACAAGTGGTAACTATAATACTGCTATCGGAAATACAAAGGGTTACTGAAACACTGCTATAGGAATTACAAGTGGTGCATATAATACAGCAATAGGAATTACTATAGGTAACCAAAACACAGCAATCGGTTATTTTACACAAAACGTAGTTATTGCAAGGCTTTCAACTGCTGCAATTGGTAAGCATAATACTGCTATCGGTTATACAACGACTAACAAGAATACAGCTATTGGTAAATACTATTGGTGACAATAATACTGCTGTTGGTAAAAAAGCTTTATTTTAAAAACAGCTAAGAAACGCAAAAGGAAGTAATATAAAGG